ATGACTGGAATGGGTTATTCTATTGATGCTTTTGTCTACCAAGCAAAATCAATGTGGGGCGTAATGTCGAATGCATTTGCTACTACTGTTGACGGAATGAAAATCATTTGGTATGGTTTTCAGAACGCAACCGGTGGAATGTCTGACGTTGCCTATGCCAATGAGAAAAAGAAAATGGCACAAGGTGCTAAGGATAGGCAAAATTATATTAAAGAAAATCAGTCGTTAGCAAATTTATCTGCTATGAATGCTGCTCTTTATACTGATAATGTATTAACCAGAAAAGGAAGTACGGCAGATGTTGGTGGTAGTGAAGCTGCTCAATCTGCAAATCGTCAACAAAAAATTAAAGATCTTGAAAGTTCTTGGGCTATGAAAATGGTAACTTCTCAACCTGGCGTTAAGGATGCTATGAATTTTCAAAGTACAAAAGTTGCTCAAGCAGAAAATACAACTACAACAAATAACGCAAATGCTAATGCTACTATCACAATTAAAAACGATGGTAATGTTCCGGTGGATGCTGGCAATGGAAATAATAAAAATTTCACTATAATGCCTAAGATGACTTCAACAATGAGCACTAAAAAATAAAATGGGATTTGATTTAGCTATAATAGAAACATTAAACGGTGGTGATCTTCAAAAGGTCGGTAACGATATTGGGGTTATTTACGGCAATGAAAATCAAGGTTATCTTGGAATGTTTGGTGGCAATATAGAGCAAAATACTGAGGCGATAGTTACAGTTGCTCAATCAAATGATTTTTGGGCAAATGCTTTATTATTTCCAGCAATTATTTCTCATCAATTTAATTCTAACACGGAGAGGGTTTTAAGTAGCACTCCTTTAACTAGCGCCGGTAGAATTAAAATTGAGAATGCAATAAAAACAGATCTTAAATTCATGGAGGATGCTGGAATAGAAATTACTGTTTCCGTTTCCATTCCAGAGACAAACAAGGTTACTGTTGAGATTAGAATAAAATATCCAACTGGTGAACAAAAAATTGCTATAATAAATTTTATAAAAAAGGCAACTGGTGACTTTTTCGCAAATGATTTTAATGAAGATTTTTTTATATGATAACAATACCAACTACTACTCAGATTTTTAACGGCATCATTAGCGACATGAATACCCAATTTGGTGTAAACATCAATCCTTTTGGTAAAGCTGTTTTAAGATGTCTTGCTGCTGTTCAAGCTGGAAAGCTAAAACTTTATTATTTAGCAATAGCGTTGCTTCAAAAAAACGTAGCGCCTGATACTGCAGATTATGAGACGCTTTTAAGATTTGGCATGATAAAGTTAGGAAGAGCGCCATTCCCTGCTGTTGCTGGACAATATGTTATACAGGTTACTGGTCAGATTGGAGCTGTTATACCTGCAAATTCAACATTTAAAAGTGACGACGATGCTTATAGTAAAGGCGTGCTTTACATGCTCGACTCAGCTTATACTTTAGTTTCTGCTGTTGATTCCATAACTGTTAGGTGTTTGACGCTAGGCACTGCAGGAAAACTAGAGACCGGCAATACGTTAACTCCAACGGCACCTATACCTTTAGTTAATAGTGATACTGGCTCGGCATCTGTTATAAGTGAATTTATTCAACCGCTTGCGGCTGAAGATACTGAGGTTTACCGTAATGCAGTTATATTATCTTATAGATTAGAGGCTCAAGGCGGAGCGGCCACGGATTATAGACTTTGGTCTCAAGACGCTCAGGGTGTAAAAAAAGTTTATCCTTATGCAAAGTCTGGATTCCAAGGTCAAATAAATTTATTTGTAGAAGCTACTATTGTTGATTCAGTTGATGGCAAAGGGACTCCATCCTCTTTGATATTGTCTAACGTGGAGCAGGTAGTTAACTTTAGTCCAGATACATCTTTGCCGGTTAATCAAAATGGTAGACGTCCATTGCAAGTGATGGTTTATTACTTGCCCGTAACAATAAAAACAATAGTTGTTACAATAACCGGGTATCAATCACTGACGCCGGCAAAACAAACTCTTTTATTAACTGCAATTACAAATACTATAAGTTTGATAAGGCCGTTTGTAGCTGCTGCTGATCTTGCGATAGACAAAAATGATATATTGGACAATAACAAGTTAATAGCCTCAATAATAACAGCAATTCCGGGATCTACTTTCTCAAGCGTTAGTTTTACAGTAAACGGATTACCGCTTAGTTCTTATACATTTATTAACGGAGATATACCTTACTTAAATCCTGCTGTAACATATAACTAATGCTTTACATTGAAGATAAAATATTAAAACTAACCAGACAATTATACCCTACTGGAAGAGCATGGAAAATGCCTTTTGGCGGCTGGTTTGAAACGCTTCATAAATCTTTAATTATAAGTGAAGCGAGAGCGTACAATGACGCTACGGCTATATTAACTAGTCTGCTGCCTGATAACCCTGATTTTACAGTTGATGACGCTACGGATTGGGAAAGAAGATTAGGGTTAATAACAAACCAGTTAACGCCGTTGGCTTTAAGAAAACAAGCTATTGCTAGAAAAATGCAAGCGCCTGGAGCTAACCCTGCAAAAGGGCATTATCTTTATTTACAATCTCAATTACAACTTGCTGGTTTTCCTGTTTATGTTTTTGAAAATATTAATTATCTTTACCCTACTGGTTTTAGTCAAAACAATCCAGTGAGTGTTAGTCCTAATCTTTTTTCTTTGTTTCAATTTGGGGACAAGCAATTTGGTGATACTCAAATGGGTGGTGGTTATACGAGTTTGATAGTTAATAGCATTGATGAGCAAGCTGATAATAATTTTAATATAGGTAATAATTTGAGAAGTACTTTTTTTATTGGCGGAGCGCCTTTAGGAAACTACGTTACTATTCCTTTATCAAGAAAAGAAGAATTTAGACAATTGATTTTAAATATAAAGCAAGTTCAGACCGTTGGATTTTTACTTGTAAATTACTATTAATACAAAAAAAATGAGACCATTAATAACAAAAACAAATGTTGATCCAGCCGTATATCCGTGGAACTATGGAAGGTCAAAAGATAATACCGGACTGAATGACGGCACGCCTTTAAATGAAGATACGCTCGGAGACTACATTCAGTTCTTTGATAGAATGATGTACCGAAGCGGTTTAATTCCAAACAACCTTGTCGATAATGGAGCTAATGGCTGGCAGTTACATCAAGCACTTCTTCAGACGATAGCGGCTTATAAAAATATTTATACTTATTCGAATAGCGCCACTTTAACTGATGATAATTTTGGTTCGGTTAGTTATTTTTTTAGCTTTTTTGCGGGAACATTTACCCTTCCGTTAGCTAGTATAAATAACGCTACTAAAAAATTAAATATAAAGAATGTTTCATCTAGCGATCTTACTATAATAGTTCAAGGCGGAGATACTATAACGCCGTCTGGAGTTCCTTTTGTATTAAAAATGTTTGATGAGATAGAACTCACTTCCGTTGGAATTGGAATGTGGGTGGTTAATAGGATCTACAGATATGTTCCACCTCCAGTTACCGTGTCTGCATTTTTAAATAGCTGGTCTGCTGTATCTACTGTTAAGTACAGAATAGACGGTGAGGGTACTGTTACTATTCAGGGTTTGGTTACAAATGCCTCTTTGGCTAACGGAGTGATATTCAATCTACCGGTTGGTTATAGACCAACTAGTAATAGGTATTTTACTCAAATGGTTTTGGACGGTGCGGTTTATGTTCCTGTTCAAATGACAGTTGCTACAAACGGAAACGTTTCTGCTCAATTAGGAGCATTAACAGGGCCAGCCGTTACGGTTGCGGTTGATGGTATTGTTTTTAATATTGATTAATGAGAATTAACATTAATACAGACGCTGTAGTTTCAATGACTAATAAGTTAGAGAAACTAAGGAAGTCAGCGCTTCCGGCGGCTGTATGCGGCACATTGAACGATGCTGTCTATAATGTTAAGACAGATACTATGTTGAAGTCTTCAAGAAATAATTTTATTAATCGTGAAAAGAATTTTTTTAAAGCAAATAGCACTTATCAAAAAGCTACTGGCTTTAATATTAGCTCCATGGCTGCGTCCGTTGGATTTGTTTCTAGGGGTGGATCAAACCATTCTGTAGATGACTTAGAAGAGCAAGAGCATGGCGGCGCGATTGATAAAAAAAGTTTTATCCCAACCGTTTTTGCTCGTAAAGGAAAAACACATACCGGTTTAGTTAAAACAAATGCAAGATTAAGTAAAATTAATAAGATAATAAATGTAAAGGATTCAGTAGGCAAAAGTCAAAAAGAAAAATTTGTCATTGCAGCCTCTGTTGCTGGACGTGGCGGTTTTGTTTTAAGAAATGATATTTTGTTTAGAATTGATACTGCTCCAAAAAGTAATTTAAAAAGTAAAAAAGCAAATTTTAAGGCCACGCCTTTATATTCATTTAAAAAAGGAAGGAATGTAAAAGTAAATCCAACTAATTTTATGCAAGAGGCTTCTTTGAATACTCAAAAGAAGCTTGACGATTTTTATATTAAACAAGGCGAACGCCAATTAGCAAAAGTTTGGAAATGAGTTGGGAAGATAAAATAGAAAAAAAATTAACCATAACAACTGGAGACGGAAAGATTTTTGATGTTATATGGATAAATGCCACTCAATCAATTGAATGGCATGGTTCTGAGTTTTCGTTCTTGGAAGTGGACGGAACTTATGCTCGCAAGAAAAAAGTGCTTGGAAGGAAATTTCCTTTGGAATTTTATTTTCAAGGTCCAAATCATTTAGATGAGTTTAAGCGATTCTCAAAGTCTTGCGGTGATACAAGGCCTTGCGTAATAGAGCATCCGCTTTATGATGTTATCACGGCTCAGATATTTTCATTGAATGTGGATAATACCACAATGAATTATTCTAAAGTAACTGCAACTGCTATAGAAACTATAACTGATGAAAATCCAATAACGGTAATTGACCCGGTTGACAGTATAGATCAGAAGAAAGTAAGCTTGGATTTATTTTCTGAAGCTGAACTTTCTGAACCGCCGTCTTTGTCTGATGTAAACACTTTAAATTTAACAAACGAGCAGAGCTATAAGCAAGGGGTTAAAATAATAACCATACCAGAAGAAGCTCAAGATTATTTCAATGCGCTGAGTACAGCTTCTAATTACGTGAATACTATAACTGCCAGTCCTATATTGGCAATGAGGGCTACTATTTCATTATTAACTTTGCCGTCTAAATTTACCGCAAATGTGAAAAGTAGAGTTGGTACATTAGCTTCTCAATTTGTAAATTTAAGAAGAACAATTATTGGATTATCAACCGTGCCGTCTAAGCAACTTTACGAAATACAGGGGTCTGCTTTAATTTCATCAATGTGTTTGGCAGCATCTACGCCGCTTAGCGGTGATTATAAAAACTCAACAAGCGCTTTAAACATAGTAGACTCTATATTATCTAATTACAAATTATTTTTGGACGACATTGATTCTCTTCAGGACACCAATGGATCAGACCCAATATTTTTTATTCCCGGTTTTGATTTAATGAGTCAGTTAAATGATCTTATAAATTTAACAGTAAGTAGTTTAATAGATATAGCTTTAAGTGGCAGGCAAGAAAGATCTTTAATTCTTACTGAAGATAATAATTTAATTAAACTTACGCATTTGCTTTATAGTTTAGATCCAAGCGATGCTAACATGGTCGAGTTGATGGAGAATAACAATTTGACTTGGCGACAAATGCTTGGTATAGATAAAGGAACTAAAATAATTTATTACATATAATGGCTGGTTTAGTATTAAAAGTAAATACAAGACAATCTGATACTGGCGACGTAATAAGGACCGTTAAGTATTTCAACAGATTTAAAATGGAGTTGAAGTACGATTCTATTGCTGACACTTTTGCTTTTGATTTTTATTTTGATCCAAATAATGCCGAGCACGCTGAGGTGGCTTGTGTTAGTCACTACCATGAATGTTCTATTTATTACGATGACGAATTGCTAATAAGTGGATATATGTTATCCCAATCTTTTGGGGACGAGCCAAATCCGCAATTAGTGGCTATTGGCGGTTACTCTAAAGCTGGCGTGCTGGAAGATTGTGATATACCCACTACGATGTACCCTTTAGAAAGTAACGGGTTGAGTTTTAGACAAATCTGCCAAAAGATATTAAATGAATTTAACACTCATATTAGAAGTAAAAAAAATCATTTTAAATTAACCGTTTCTGATGTTGCTCTTGTTAACGCTGGCAAATCTATATCTCAAAAAGTTGACACTTCTATACCAAAGTCTACCGCAAAAGAAAGCGAAAATATAAAATCTTATTTAACTGGCCTTGCAACACAGCAAAACTTAGTTATATCACATACGCCTGATGGTAATTTATTAATAACAGAAGCTGACACTAGTAGTTCGCCGATTTTTGATATAGATGTTACTAACGAGCAAAGTAAAAAAGCAGTTGGTTTTATAGGAATGTCTCTTGATTTTAATGGACAACAAATACACTCTCATATAACTGTAATAAGACAGGCTGGCAAAGAAAACGGGAACGCTGCTGAATATACAATAAGAAATCCATTTGTT